ATGAGCGAGAAAGGAACGCTGCGGATCAGCTACAAGCAAAGCGGGAAGGCGGAGGAGTTGGAGCTGCAGGCGCCGCTCGATGCAGATGAAGCAACTGTGTTGCTTCACGTGCTTAGCCGGTGCAATAGATCACAGCGACTATTGAATGATGTTGAGTGGGGTGCAACTGGAGTCAACAAGCTGAGGCCTCAGCTTGAGGCGCTGGGTATATCCGACGTCACGTGGGAATACGTGTAATCCAGAAAGACAAAGGGCGCCTTTCGGCGCCCTACTCACAAACAGGCTGGCTTGTCATCGCCGTCCGCCTGTCTGGCTCTGCGATTGCTGGTTTCCCAGGATCCTCAGAGTCTCACAAGCCCCTTTCGGGTACAGCGTTAGTATTACGCAACGCCACCGTTTGCGCAAACGCACGGCGATATATGGCGGCAATATCACATTTCTCGCAGGCCAAGCCCGGCAAGGACGGCTGTCCGTACAGCCGAGAAATGCTCGGGCAACATCTTGTAGGTCTGATAGCTCCGGCCGCCATGTCGATCCCTTGTTCTGCACTGGTCCAGCCTGGCCAGACTGACCGTGTAAACCATGTCGCACTTAGCCCAGCAGACAGCGCTTGGGCCGGGCATGTAGCAGGGCAGCTCAACGTGGTGGTCGGTCAGGGTCTCTGGCGCCGTTGTGCTAAGGGGAACGACGGTCACCAGCTTGGTGTTGTGCCTGTGGCGCCGGAGAACGACGACGGGGCGAGTCTTGATCATCTCCGGCTCGACGAAGCCTTCGAAGTTGCAGATTAGGACGGAGCCTTCCTTGGGTTGGTATTTGAGTGGCATCAGATGCTCGGTGTCGATGATGGCGAGCAGCTATCTTACCTTGCGCGCTCTCAAACACCTGATGCTAGGCCGTAATCGGCTTTAGCTGCCCAGCCAGCGCCGCAGCGGTCCCAGCCTTCGCCGTAAACCCACTCGCATCACCCGGACTCGGCGTCGGCCCTGGTACGTGGGTATGACCGGCCAGCTGGGTGTTCATCGCCTCCACCAAGTCGAGCAGATCGCACACCACTTGGAGCACGTTCACGTTGGCCGAGCCGAGCCAGGTCTGTGGTGCGATGCTACGGCGCATGCCCTGAATCCTTTCCTGCATGTCGCCGCCGATCGTGGCGTTGAGCTTCTGGCCGACCACCAAGTTGAGGTCGCGGCCGGTGGCCTGATGCAGGTCGTCCACCGCGGCGAGGCTGGCGGAGCCGCCGGACAGCAGCTTGAGCGCGCCCAGGGCTTCGACTTTCTTGATGCCGCCCACCGATTCGGTGGAATGGTCGTCCACTTCCACTGTGTTGTTCTGGTAGCGCTCGGTGTTGTCCAGGGCGTCCACCTGGCGCTCCACCGCCTTGTCCTCGATCTTCCCGTCCGTCTGGCGCAGCCAGTTGCCGTCCGCGTCTACGCGCTGTTGGCAGGCCTCGCTGTGCTGCCACACCTGGTCGCCCTTGGGCACGCGCGGCAGGCTCAGCCCGTGCGGCAGCACGGTCTGGATGAATGGCTTGTGGGGCAGGCCGTAGGCGAAGCACACCACGACCACTGTGCCTTCCTCTGCGAAGCCGAAGAAGCCGGCCTCCTGCCCGCCATTCGGCGCCGGCAGCGGCACGCTGGAAAGGATCGGCAGATCCGGATCGGGCTCGCCGTCAGGCAGCAGTACCTCCACGTCCACGGCGAAGCGCGGGCGGAAGTCGTCGCACAGGCCGGGCGCCGCCGGCGCATCCGGTACTGCCACCACGCGGCCGAAGCGGGGCAGGTGATAACCGCCGGTCAGCTCGGGGAATTGCCGCTCTACGCTGCGGCGGATTGCGTCGTCCATCGGATGGCCATCTTGTTGTCAGCAAGCGTCACGCTGGTGATCCGCTCGCCCTGGTTGATCGTTGCACCAGGGCGCAGGCCGGGCAGGGCTGCGATCATGGCGCTCTGGTTGCCCTGGTAGCCGTCGAACAGCTCGACCGGCAACTGCAGCGGAGCTCGAGCACCGAAGAAGCTGTCCGCCCAACTGCCGGCGAACAGCTCACCGTCGCCCTGCTGCTGCCAGATGAAGTCGGGGATGTTGAACACGCGGGCCAGGCTGTCCATCGCCTGGTACCCGGCGGCAAGGCTGTAGAAGAAGGGCGTCTTCACCTTTGCATAGGGCCGCTCGGGCACGCGGAAGCGCAGGCCGGTTTTCTCGCTGACAGTGGCAAGCACCGCCGTCAGGTCGACGTGGCGCAGATTCATCGGCATCGGGTTGGCCAGGATCGCGGCAAGCTCGCGGCACATCAGCACCTGCTGCACGTTATTGGCTGCGGTGCAGCGCTCCACGTAACCGATGAAGTGGCGCTGCAGGGTGGCCTCGTTGTAGCCGATGTCGAGTGTCACCAGCCCCTTCACCGGCGCGTCGGCCTGGATGGTGAACGAGGCGCGGCCGGGGCTCTTCAGCTCCAGTCGCGTCTCATCCTTCACCAGTGGGTAGGCGGTGCCGTCGATGGTCAGCACCTTGTGCAGTTTCATACTCATCAGGCCAGCCAGTTATCCAGTTTTTTTAGGGTGGCTTCGAAGCCGGTCAGCTCTTGCGCCGGCTCGCCGGATTCATCCGCAGCGGCGACGGCCTGTCCTGGTGCCGATTGGCTGGTGACGGCGTTGGCCGGACGGCGTTTCTCCACGCGCTCCGGATTGGACAGCTTCTCAGCCAGGGTGAACTGAACGCGCCAAGCGGCCAGTGAATCGTCCTCGCGCGCGCTGACCCCATCGGAGAACTGCACTTGGCGCACGCCGAAGGCCGCGGCGGTGTCGTTGACGATGCGATACGTCTTCAGCTGTCCGCCGGCCTCGGTCGCCTCGGCCAGGCGCATCAGGTTGCGCAGCTGCGCCTGGTCGACGAAGGGGATCAGCAGCGAAACAGTCAGCGTCTTCGGCTTGAATCCCTTGTGCGCTGCTGTGCTGTTGCTTGTCTGGCCGGACAGGTCGTCGCTTTCGATGCGCAGGTTGGCCGTGACCTTCATGCCCTTGCCCTGCACCTTTTCACCGTCGAGCAGCAGCGTCATAGCCCTACCAGCTCCCGTACAAAGCTCAAACCATCCAGCGAGCCCACCAGCAGCAGGCCCGCGCTCAATACCCATTCATGGCCAGGGGCATCGCCCTCGAGCAGTTGCCGGCGCAGTTCGCTGGCATCACCAGGGCCGATCAGCCGGGCGCGCATGGTTGTGTCGGCGCCGCTGTTGGCCAGCAGCGCCTTCAGGTCCGCCAACTGCTGGTCGCGGCCTTGCTGCTGACTGGCTTTGCGGCCCGCCAGCGCGGCGAGGTCCGCCATCGGCGAGCTGTCGGCGGCGTAGCTCTCCAGCATGGCGAGCTGGCCGCCGATCGACTGCTTGGCCGCCTTGGTCACGGTGCAGCGCTCCAGCGGCAGGGCGCCCCAGCGGGGCAGCGGACCGGCGCTGGGCATCTCCCACTTTTCCGCCTCGAGGCGCGACAGGTGCCGGGCACGGCGTTCGGTGCGCACCAGGTCCGGTACCGGCAGCAGTGCATTGAAGCGCGCCAGGGTGTCGGCCAGTTGGTCGAACCGGGTTGAAAGGAACAGTAGGGAAAGGGCGTACTGTGGCCCGCTGGGCTTGCCCTGGTCGGATGGGTCCACCAGCTTGCCGGCGAGTTGCTGCAGCAGGTTCGGCGCCGACAGAAAGCGCTGGTTGCCACGCCCCTGACCAATGCCGCTCTGGAAGGGCGTCACCGCCAGGCAAGCCGGCGCCTCACCCAACTGGCTACCCAGCGCGGCGCGTCCGGTGGCGATCGCGCCGGCGGCAGCACCGCCGACCGGCCCCGGGTTGGTCGTCGCCAGCCCGTCCAGCCCGGCGAGACGCTGCGCAGTGCTGGCCAGCTCGCCGCCGGCCAGATCCTTGGCCACGTCCAGTTCCGCCATCCACTGGGTGGCTTGCTCTGGCCAGCGCATGGTCACCGGTGCCCAGTTCACGGCTGCGGTTCCTCCCAGGTGATCGCCTCGAGGGCGGCAAGGTCACCCGCCTCGAGCGCGGCATCCAGCTGCTGTTTCAGCGCGTTGGCGTGCTGCAGCAGCTGCAACTTGTACAGGGTGAAGTCATCGCCTACCTGGCGTAGCTGTTCGGCGGTGTGCAGACGAAATTCCTTCACGCCTTGCTCGTCGCGGCAGGCGTAAGGCATGTCGAGACCGCGCAGCACCGCGCCGGTCAGATTCAGCTGATCATCCAGTTGGCTGGTGTAATGGTGAGACGAACCTAGGGTGTCCGAGGTGAAGCCAGCAGTGATGGCGGCCTCGCAAGAGCGGTTTATCGCAGTGGTTTGTCTCGCGTGAATCGCTTCGGCCAGTTCGGGCAAGGAGGGCTTATTGGGATGAACTGACGCGGGGACGCCTTGCGAGTTCAGCGCAATGGGGAGTCCAGCGCCAATGAGCTCGGCACGCAACTCTTCACTGATCTCGATTGCCCCCGCTGGGACATCGCTACGGCCTTCCGAATAAAAACCGCACTCTTTTGGGTCGAAAAATGGCATGTTTTGCTCCTATATCCCCACAAACATCCATGCGAATTCGCGTCCCTGCATGCCGCTGCCGGTTACGCCTTCCGGTCGGATCACGGCGTTGCTTTTGCTCATCGAGCGGCGCAGGTACATGGTTTCGTGATGTGCCCCTCCATCACTGTTGACTTGGAATGCTCCGCCCCACAGGCATGCTGTGGGAAAAGCGTCGGCAAACGTCAGCGTTACATCTTCACCCTCGTAAAACGCAGTGGGTTTTGAGTGGGTTCCGAACTTAAGGATGAATCCACCGGGTAACGGGAAGCTGTATGCGCCTCCAGCGCTGCTCAAGGGGTACAGCGAGTTGATGTTCTGATCACTCAGCTGCCTACCCCATGGACCAATGACATTGCCATTGGTGGAGCGCGTCCAAACCTCGCCGCTGTTCAGCGTCACCCAGCGGTAGTCGAGGTTATTACCGACTCCCTTGTTGCTTACCTGGACGATGCCCGCATCTGAGGTAGGCGCCCCGATCGTTGCGGCGTTGCACGCATAGACCCCAGTCGCAATATCGGTACGGTTTAGATTCTTCAGAATTGGCATAGCCGCACCGCCTTGGTTTGTCCCAAGGCCGAAGGCATTCATGGCGCTATGTACAAAGTCGGTGGTTGCTAGTTGTACCCATGGCAGCCAGTTATTTTCGTAACAGCTGCGTGCCCAAACTTGGGGAAACGCCCCGTTATATGACACAGCTATTTGGCCGCGCTCGGCTGTTTCGCTGATTTGCCCATAAAACGTCGTACTGATGTACCAATAAAGCCCTTCGGCTCCATCCGGTGTATTGGCATGCCTGGTAACGATAACTGGACTTGTCGACAGGTTCGGGTCTTGGTTGTCAGAGCCGATTGCAAGTCCTCGAGTTGCTGCGGCGATGTACTCTGGGTAGCGAAGAACTTCTTTAACGAATGCAGTGCTGGCCAGTACCTCCGGATCGTCAAAGAGGTGATAAGAGGAGACGGCATTGGGCAGGTTGCCCAGACCCACATCTTCTTTAGTGGTCGCTCTGGCACGCAGGCCGGCGTAATCGCCCACGCGGGCGGCGAAGTGCGTGACCAGTGGCCTGTCGATGGCCTCGACCGGTCGGCTGTCGGTGATGGTGTTGTTGTTCGGCAGATCCGCAATGGCCACGCAGTAGTGCTGCACTCCGGCGCTGTCCACGTAATCGACCTTTCCAGCGCCCCACACTACGCTCCAGCTCGCTGCCACGTTGTTGAGTTCGTGCTGCAAGGCAACGTCGAGCCAGGCGGTGCTAGGGAGCGCCGGTGGTACCACGGGCAGTGCCAGAGCTTGCTGCAGGCGGACGCCTTCCACGTAGGCGGTGCCCGGCTTGAGCTGGTACACACCCTCGACCTTTTCCAACTGCAACGCACTGCCGAAAAAGCACGCTCGGCCGTAGATGTCGCGGTTGCTCTGGCGCTCGCGCTCGTCGATGCCGGCCAGCCGCACGGTGAAGTCGTGCTGCCAGGTGCTGGCGTCGATGGTGATGCCGGTCAGCGCCTGGGCGCCGTCGAACACCACCAGAAAGTTGCGGGTGATGTTGTTGCCGATCTGCAGCGGCGGGATATTGCGGCGCTTCTGCTGCAGCGGCACGTAGGCCACGGCAAACAGTACGCCCTCGGCACTCTCCAGGCCGATCCAGTTGAAGTCCCAATCACCAACATCCGAGCCCACCTGCAGGCTGTACACCACCTGGGCCGGATTCACGTAGCCCTTGTTCGCCGGCGGGATCTCCGCGTTGTAGACGATCTGCCCGGCCGGCGGCGTCGGTGCGGCGCGGTCCACCTCATTGTTCGGGTTCAGGCCGGGGACGTTGGCGAAGATGAAGCGCGTGACGTTCAGCGGCTGCTGTGCCGCCTGTTTTTGTGCGATCAGATCTTCGCCGGCCAAGGTAATGCGGGCCATGGGTGCTCCTACAGGCGGGCAACCAGCGTTTGCTGGTCGTCGTTGAAATCGACCAGCGCCACTGAAAGCGGCATTGGCGTAATCGTGGAAAAGTCGTAACGGCGGCAGGTGCGGCCGTACTGTTGAATCAGCACGCGCAGCAGCTCGGGGTTTTGAGCCAACTGGCCGTCGGTAAGCTGCAGCAGCACCACGTCCCAGTCGCGGTCTGGCAGGCGCTCTTCGATCTCGACATAGCCGACGCCCAGGCGCTGCAGGATCCGCTTCATGCCGGCGACGCTGCCGGCGTCCACTGCGTTGATGAAGGCGTATTTCACTCGCAGCCGGTACAGCGTTTCGGGCTCGTCCTTGAAGCGCGTGATATCTCGCTGCCAGGCCAGTAGATCGAGAATCGTCAGGTGGCACGTGTCAGGGTCCAGCTGCAGCAGTGGCCAGCGCATCCAGCCCTCGACCTTTGCCCACCAGGATGCAGCCGCCGCTTTCAGCTTGCTCAGCTCGGTACCGGCGAGCCAGAAGGGGAGTTCAAGCTTGATCATGGGCGTACCTCAGCGGGGAACTTGCGCGTTGGGTGCCGGTCATTGGGTGTGGCGGTCGGCCGGTCGGACGCCCCTCCCCATAGGTTTTCGCCGGTCGCCGTCTTTCCTCCCTCACGCATTCACCACCTCCAGGCTCTGGATACGCGGGATGCTCAGCTCGGACACGATGTCCGCATTTGCGAACTTCAACGACTCGATGCCAGGGAACTGCTGATGCAGCTCCTCGCCCAGCCTGCTGAATGAAAAGCGCGACTGTGGGTAGGTCAGCGTCGGCTGGAAATCACGTGACGTGCTCTCGCGAAATGCCGATCGCACGAACAGCTCCACCTCCTCGCGCTGCGTTTCGCGCTGCGTGGCGGTCAGCGTCGATCGGGGCCAGATCGTCAGGCTGACGGCGTGCAGGGTTTCCGGCATCACCATCACCACCAGGTCATCGCCATGGCCATGGTTGCCGCTGTCGCGGATGTGGGCGTTGATCTGTTCCAGGAAGGTTTCACCCGGCACGTCGGCCTCGAACAGCACGTAGGCATTGGCGCTGCCAGGCCCCCGTGGGGCGCCGTGCTCGAAGTACACGCCATCGGGCCGCACGCCCGGGAAGGCGGCGATCATCGCGCGGTACACCGCATCGGTATGCCACTGGTTCACCGCAGAGAACTGGTTGCGCACGCGCAGGCGCAGCTCGCCGTCAGGCTCCGGATCGGCGCCCGGCGAAGCCAGCCATCCATCGTTGTTCACCACCGAAGCGATGCCCGGTACCGGCTCCGGCAGGATGGCGTAATAACCCGGGGCGAGGTTGTAGCCGCTACCGACGTCTACCGCCTCGACCGGGATTTCCAGCTGCATCAGCCCGTCGGTGAAGGTGCCGGCCGCGGTCGTCATCAATTGGTAGATGTGGCCATTGATCGACGCCGACTGCACCAGCGTGCCAGCGGGTACCTCCAGCGTGCCGCCCGCCTCGAGGCGAGTGAACAGCAGAGCGCCCTGGGCTTTTGTCGCGCCCTTGCGTTCCACATTTACCGCCCAGGCCAGCATGTCGAGCCAGCTGCCGGTGGCTGTCTTCACGAAGAAGTTCGGCAACACCGTGCCGCTGATGAAGGTGATCAGCCACAGCACCGGCTTGGTCACCAGCGCGGTGACCACTCGCCAGAACGGGGAATAGGCGCTGGTATTGCTCAGCTTGCTGCCCTGGGCAATCACCTCGCTTTCCCAGGCTTGCCGCAATCCCGCCTCGGTGGTGGGGATGCCGGCGTCCGTCAGCGCCTGCTTGAAATCCACGTCGCTCACAACGTCACCTCGATACTGCCGAATTTCATGGTCTTGGCGGTCACCAGGTATTGGCCAGGCTCTACCTGGGTGATCAGCGCGGTACCGGGAACCAGGCGCTCGTCTGCCTCCACCAGCAGCTCCATCTGCTGGATGCAGTCGCGTTGTCTCAGCCGGTCGCGTTCGGCCACCAGCGTCACCAGCAGGCCGCTGTCGCGGATCATGTGAGCGATGTCCTGGGCGATGCTCGAACGGTCATCGACGAGCAGCGGCTGGCGGGACAGATCCAGCACCAGGTCGTTGTCGGCAATCAGCAGGTCGATGTATTCGCTCATCCGCCCACCGCCATGCTCAACATGTTTTCCATCTCCAGCGGGCTCATGGGCTTGCCGGTGTGGATCTCGACTTTCTCCACGCGGGTGCCACGGTCCTGGTTGCTGGTGTTCTGGATGCTGGTCAGCAGCCCGCCCGGCGGTACCGCGTTGGCGCGCTGCGGGGAAAGGCTGGGGATGGCGTTGTTGATGGTGGCCTGGGCTTTCTGTGCTCGCTCTGCCTGCTCGGTCGCGGTCATTACCGCGTTGGCACCTGGCAGTTCCGGCATGGCGCCGAACTGGGCATCGATCTGGACGCCCGGAATCTTGTTCAGCATGGCGATCAGGCCGTTGATGGCGCTGTAGAAGATCGCAAGGATGCCGTCCCATGCCGCCTTGGCCATGCCGGACCAGCCACCCATCGAGCTGAACCAGTCGGAAAGGGCGGTGAGCTGGGCAGCTACCCACTGGAAGGCGGTGGTATTCATGATCGCTGCGGTGATCTCGTCCCAGTAGACGATGGCAGCGATGATTGCAGCGCCCAGCGCGATGATGCCCACGACTACCCAGGTGATCGGGTTAGCCCACAGCGCGGCGTTGAATAGCCACATGCTGGCCGACGCCACCTTCGTCCACACGGCCAACGCGCCCATCTTGAGTGCCACGGCCATGATGGCAATTTCCTGTGCGATAAATCCGGCCAGTCCGATCTTCTGCAGGAACAGAAATGGCAGCCAAGCGGTCTTGGCCAGGCCAACTACAAAGGTCAGTACCGCTACCCCAGCCGCTAGCCCAAGCACGCCAAGCACGACCAAGCCGACCACGCGAGTGATGTTCGGGAATAGTTGCGTCCAGCGAATCAGGACGTTGCCAATGCTGACCAAGCGCTCCATCAGCGGCGTTAGCAGCGGAATCAAGACTTGGCCGAACACAACCCGCACGGCCTGCACCACGGCCAGGAACTGCTGCCACGGATCCACCATGGCCTTGGCCATCTGCTCGGCTGTCTCCAGGCCGCGCACCTTGCCCAACTGTTCCATGCCATTGGCCAGGCGCCCGGTATCGCCCATCAGGGTGGTGATCAGCCGCGCCGCTTCGCCGCCAAACGCATCGCGTAGCGCCTTGCCGTTGGCCTCGATCGACAAGTCACCGAACTTGCCCTGGAGCTTGTCCAGGATCTCCATCATCGGCAGCAGCTTGCCCTGCTGGTCCACGAAGCTCATGCCCAGCTTTTCCGAGGCGCCGCTGATGTTCTCGAAGAACGCCTTGTACAGCCCACCGGCCTCGCCACCTTCCATGGTGCTACCCAGTGTGCCGAGAACGGCCATCTGCTCGGCCAGGTCGACGCCGGCAGTGCTGGCCAGCCCGCCGGCGGCCTTGAAGGCCTCGCCGATCTGGGCGCCACTGGTGCGGAACAGCTGCACCGCGAGCGCCGTCTGGCCACCCAACTGCTCGACCCAGGCACTCTTGCCCATGGCATCGGCCTGGCCCTTGAACGTGTTGTACATGGCGCCCAGGTAGGCACTCATCGTTTCAGCGTCGCCCTTGGTCGCCTTGGCCAGGAGGTTGCTGGTGTTGGTGAAGGTCGCCAGTTGCGAGCCGGTCAGGCCCTTGATGGCGCCCTCGATGCTGTACGCCGAAGCCACGAAGGCCTGGGCGTTCTCGCCGTAGGCGATGGAGAAAGCCAGAGATTTGCGATTGAGTGCATCTAGGGCGTCCTGGGCGACCCCCAAGCTCTTTACCTCACCCAAGGCTCGGTTTTGCTCCAGTGCAGGCTCCATTGCCTTGCTGATGGCCACGCCAGCGCCCACCATTCCAGCCAGGCCGATGCCCATCTGGGTGATGTTCTTCTGGCCCTTCTCGGCCAGCTCGCTGAAGCCCATCTTCACCTTGCCCAGTGGGGCACTGACCTGGTCGGTCAGCTTCAGGATGAAGTTCAGAGCGGCGTTGTTCGTAGCCATCGTTCACCTAGCCGTTCAACGCATGGGCGATGCCGTTCGATACGGCGATTTCCATGCGTCTCCAGTACTCGTCTTCCAGCCACTTGGCGGTGCCCATGTTGTCGGGCGTTGGCTCCGCACCAGGTAGCCAGCGTTCAGCCAGGGCCATCAGTTGGCCCAGGCCGTCTTCGGTCAGTCGTTCGGCTCGGTGGAGGGCTTTTTTACGGCCACCTCAACGTCCGGGCTGTACTCCTCGAGCAGCGCGCCGGCGAGTTGCATGGTCATCACCGGGTTGGCCAGCAACGGGCGCAGCGCCTCCTTCTGGTCGGCCTGCACGGTGGTGGTCAGCAGGTTGTGCCCGGGGGCGACCTTGTTGTCCGGCTTCAGGGCGTTGAAGTACTTGGTCACGTCCTGGGCGGTCAGGGTGAAAGTGAAGTCGGCGGCGCCGACGGTGATCTCGATCTGGCGTTTAGCGGTCATCAGGCTTGTCTCTTGTTGAGGTTGCGGAAGTAGTTGTCCAGGTGTGTTTCCAGGCGGCCTTCCAGCCGGCTCACCACCTTGTCGAACTGGTCGGCGCGCACATACGTCTGGGCGATGTGCAGGCGCAGCTCCAGGTGCTCGCGGCGCGAAGCACTGACCTGCTTGAACAGATACACCTGGAAGCCGCAAATGCCGGCCAGCGTCAGCTCGGTCAGCATCAGCAGGATGCTGATCGTCAGCGGGTTCAGTTCCATGTCAGCGGCTCCAGTTGCCGCGGCCGCCGATGCGCACGGCAAGGTGCATCAGCCAGGCCAGCGGCTTGCTCATGCCCTCCTCGAGGAGGGCCGCGTGGAAGACCTTGTCCGCCTCGCGCTTGGTGAAGCGGTGGGTCAGGTGGGTGTAAATGAAGTCGTGCACCACGGCGGGCCGGCGGGCCTGGACGTGATCGCGCGGCACGATGCGCCACGCCAGCCGCGGCACGCTGGCGAGGTCCGTGCGGTAGCCCACCGGCACAATCACCAGGCGCTCGTCGGCGGCGCGGTACTGCAAAGGCTTGACCACCTTCCACAGCTCGGAGCCAGGGACGTGGCGCAGCTCCAGGTCGCTCTCAAAAGGCATCGGCGCACTCCACCGTCAGGCGATTCGGTGCCGTGCGTGCTGCCAGCGTCGTGCGCAGCGCAAGGCGTCCTGCCTCGGGTGCCTTGCAGTAGCCATCCACCAGCGTGGCGGCGGCGGTGCCCACTGCGCTGGTGGCCGTGCAGGCGGCGAGCGTCAGGGTGAACACCATAGCCAGCAGGCAAGCCAGCAACTGCGCTTTGAACGAGTACTTCATGTCAGTAGCTCCAGATAGCAGGGGAGGGGAAGCGTCCACCGGCGGACGTACCGAGATGGAGGAAGCGGCCGCCACCCTTCTGCTGCACGCCGATACGGGTAAAGCCCAGCTCCAGGGCCAGGCCCAGCAGGGCCAGGGCGCCGGCGCCCTGGATGGCCACGTCCACCGCCTTGCCGGTGCAGTGCTCGCCGGGCTGGGCTTTCTTCGCCTCGACGGGGTGTGCGGGGCAGCGGTAAGCGCTGGACAGGCGCATCGCCTGGCCGAAGCGCTCGCGCAGCTGCTGCAGCTTGTCCATGAAGGCGGGATCCATCTCGGTACCGTCGCTACCGCAGCGGCCGCATTTGCAGCGCAACTCGGCGTAGCTGAAATTCGGCCAGGGACTGGTCATCAGCGGTTTCCTTTCTCGAAAGTGATCTGGCAGGGCATGCAGCGGGTTACCCCGCCGAAGGCCTGGCGGGCTGCGGGGATCTCGCCGTCGCAGTCCTGGCAGTGGGTAAGGCTTGGCCTAGTCGAGCGAGGCCGGGCCAACTGGGCAGCGATAGCCTGGTCACGCTGTCGCTGTTCCAAGGCCTGGGCGCGGCCGAACGGGCACACCATCAGCGCAGCCCCTCGATCTCGGCCGCGGCCAGGTACGGCACGCCATTGATGCGGATGAAGTCCGGGCTGGTGACGTCGAAGGGCACCTTGTGCTTGCTCTTCTCGCCGCCCTTGGGGTCGATGTTCAGCAGGCTGGATACCTTCAGGCGGCAGCCGAACGCCTCCACGCGCAGCTCTTCATCGCCGGCCTTTGCATAGAAGACGGTGTCGAAAGTCTCCAGCTCGCGGAAGCTTCCCGCCTGCTTCGCCGCCTCGATCAGCAAGCTGAAGTTCGAGGTGTCGAACTCCATCTCGCCGCTGGCGGCCACGTCGCCGTCCACGTACCCGTTGGGTACGCCCTTGTCCTGCGCCACCGCCGTGTTGTCGGTGATATCCAGGGTGCAGGTCTCGACGTGAACCAGCAGATCGCCCAGGTTCACGTCGAAGTTCTTGCCGCCAATACGTGCCATGCGGGCTTACTCCGAGTCGTTGGAAAGGTCGAGGGCGATGTTCGCCGTGAGGTCTTTCGGGCAGTTGTAGGGCTTGAGCTTCAGGTAGGCCTCGACCTTGGTCTTGCTCTGCCACACCAGCACGATGTCGCCGTCCTTCGGCGGCTCGATCTCGCCGGGGAACACCTGGCCGGCAAAGGCCACCGACTTGGCCATGGCACGCAGCGGCGCCATCAGCGCGCTGGTGGCCGCGGCCATGGCATTGGGGGTGTTGTTCAGGCGGCGATCGGCGACCCGCTGGATCAGCAGGATGCGCACCCGGCGCGCGGCCTTGTCGGCCAGCCGCAAGTGCTCGATCACCTGGAAGTCGCTACCTGGTGCGTCCAGCATATTGCCGTCGCCCCAGAACACGCCCGGGTAGTCGGGATAGGTCTGCGAAACGCTGAAGCGGGCCGCATCCAGCTCGGCGCGTATGGCCGAGGGCAGCGGGATGCCGTCCATGTCCACCGGCGTATCGCCCAGGCCCAGTACGGCGCCGCTGGCCACACGCATGGGGCTGTCGGCAATGCTCACCGCCGCGTTGGCCAGGCGCCCGGCCAGCACGCCCAGGTCATTGCCGTGCAGCTGCGGCACCACCAGCACGCGAGGGGCGGCCAGGTCCTTCACGATGGCGCGTTGCTCGCCCAGGTACTGGTTCCAGCTCTGCAGGGCAGAGTCGATGCCGGCAGTGGCGGCCATCACGAAGGCGCGACGGCCGTAGGTGTTGTTCAGCATCACCGCCGCGTCGTGCATGTCGGCGAGTTCGCCCCCGGCCGTCACTGGCGTGGTGATCACCACACCCTCGACCGAGTAGCCCTGCTGCTGGGCGAATTCCAGGGCTTCTTCCCAGCCGCCGCCCGCTGCATCGATCGGCGCGGCCAGGCAGGCCCAGCGATCGCCGCCGTTCAGGCGGGCAGCAGTGATCTGGGTTTTCAGGTCGCTGTCCGCAACGCCAAGCGAAGCGTCCAGGTCGCTCTGGGTGTTCAAAGGAATCAGCTCGCCGACATTCGCCGCGGCAGGGCCGATGAAAAGGAAATAGCGCTCGATCTCGGTCACGGCACCCTGGCCGAGGTTGAGATTGTTGACGCTGACTTTGCCGAGTGCCATGTGCGTGCCTCGTTAGCGGGGAGAGTTAAGGATTTGCTCGAGCACCTGGTTCACCAGCAGCCGGGTGTCGCGGTCGGTGTTCACACCAAGGAACTGGCGCTTGGGCAGGGTGATTTCCCAGCTCTGCGCACCGGACGTCTCGGCGTTTCCATCGGTGAGAATTCGGATCAGCAGGCCTGCCTGCTGGTACTGCACGTTCTGCAGGATCCAGGCGACTGGAGGGCGGGTTAGGCTCTTCTTGCCGGCCTGGCGAACGCGAAAGCCGAGGCGCCGCAAACGCTTTGCCTGCTTTTCCGTTGCCCCTTGGCCGGGGCGAACGGTGTTCCAGCGGCGCATCTGTGCAGCGGTACGGCGCTCGCTGTTGCCATGGTGCTGTTGCGAAGCGATCCAGCGCGTAAGGCCGTTACGCCAGCCCAGCTCGGCCACCTCGGCGTCCACACGGGTGATCTGCAGCAGCTTGCCGAGGCCGGCTTCCATCTTTTTCTTGCCCTTGCCTTCGGCCTTGCGAGGTGCGAAGGGGGTGCCGTCCAGGTTGCGCTGCTCGCGGATCCGCTTGCGGCTCATCGTCCGGACGCGCTTGCCCACGTTGTTCAGCAGCCGGCGGCGCAGCTTGGGCGGCAGGCTCAGCAGGGCGAGCTGTTCACGAACGCCCAGGTAACCACGGGCATCGAGCTCGAAGGTGCTACGCGCCATGGCTGGTCACCTCGCCCTGCTCAGCAATCCACAGATCGAACGGCACGAAGGCCCAGCGCTTGCCAAAGGCTTCGATCTCGCCTTCGGCGTCTTCGGCCAGGTATTGCGGTTCGATGAATTCCACGGTCAGCTCGACGTCGGCCAGGTCGTTATCCAACTGCTCGATGTCGAAGGTCGGTGCCGGCAAGTCGTCGTCCCGGTCGGGGTCGCTGGTTTCCAGCCAACTGCCCAGCAGGGCCATCAGCCGGCCGGGGTGGTCGGCAAAGCGCTCCATCACAATCACGGCGCGGTAGCGCATATCACCCAGGTGCAAGCCGTCCAGGTCCGGCTTCCAGGTGAGGTTCAAGGTGATCTGCTCGGCCCAGCTATCGAGCTGTTCCGGGGCCACCAAACGGCGCTCGAGCAGAAAGGCGGTCAACGCCCGCAGCTTGTTCACAGCAGCACCGCCGTGATCCGGCTACGCCCCTGCAGCAGGCGCACGGCCTGTTGGCTGAAGGCCAGAAACCGTTCTTCCGTGGCGGGCGCTTCTTTGGCCAGGTTCTCGGCCGTGTCGCGGCGATTCACCGTGGCGAACTGCTGCAGCAAGTAGGCCTTGGCGCGGCAGTACACGGCGCGCTTGTACGTCGCTACGTGAAATGTGCGCTCTTGCAGCACCGTAGAGTCTGCACTTTCCACGCTGGCGATGCCTGCTGCCTGCCATGCCGCCTTGCGCTTGGCGAGATCCTGGTTCACTTCGCCCATGGCGAAGGCGATACCGTCGGCCAGCAGATCCACCAGGTACTCCGCCGGCAGGCGGTAGCCGCGCTGGAACTCGGCCACGGAGAGATCCGGCCAGAAGCCGTCATTCTCGATCGCCTGTTCCACCAGGGTGGTGGGTTTGCCGGAAAAGCTCATCGCTGGCCGCTCGAATAGGGCGGGGTGGCTGCCTTCGGTGGAATCGGGCCACAAGTGGTCGATTCACCGGGGCAGGCCCCGCTGGGGGTGGGTAGACGGTTACTCGGTGGCGCCTTCGGCCAGCTGCTTGCGCAGCGCCTTCTCGGCACCTTCCAGTCGCGTTTTCACGCCAATTTCGGGGTACAGCTCGGTGGCACGGTTGAGGTGCGCAACAGCCGGGGCCCAGTCCTTGCGGTCCATGGCCAGCACGCCAAGCAACTTGTGGTAGCGGGCCGGGATGCGCTCGAACAACTCCCAAGCCTCTGGCGCCGGGTTCTCCGGGCCGTTGATTTTGTCGTCCCAGCCCGCGTCCACACGCGGCAGCAGGTTGGAGACGTAAGGCTCAGGGCTGCGGCCGGCCTTATGCTCGGCCTCGGCCCACTCGATCAGCTCGTCAGCAACGAAGGTCTGCACGTCACGCTTGAAGCGCTCCGGCAGCTGCTGGCCCTGCTCGATGGCGAAGTCGGCCAACTCAAGGCCCGCTTCGAACTGGGCGGTATCGAACAGCCACACCAGCACCTGCATCACCACAGCGTTGGGGTAATTCAGGCCGCTGTCGCGGTAGCGCTGCACGTACTCCAGGTACTTGGGCAGCAGCTCGTCGCGCTTCAATTGCTGGCGAAGCTCGCGGCTGTTGATTTCGCTGATGCGCTCCAGATCCTGGGCGAGAGCGGCTTCCATCAGCTTGAGGTGCTTCTGGGCATTGGCCGGGCTACTCAGGGCGTTGGCGGCGGTGTAGGGCTGGGCAACCGGTGCCGAGCTGACGGCAGAGCCGCCAGCCAGCACACGGCGCTTGTGGGTCAGGGCGAGGCTCATGCCTCGGCCTCCGGATCCGGCAGCACTTCGACGTTCTCGGTCAGCGCGAATTTCTCCAGCTGCTCGATCACATAGCCTTCGTTGCGGCTGTTGTAGTCCTCGACGCGGGAGCGCTTCGGGTTGTCGATGGTCTGCTTCCGCCAACTGGTGTCCTGGAAGTAAATCGACAGGTTGTCCCAACTGGAGACCAGCACCGCGTTGACCGGGAAGTTCGGCACGGTGAAGGACGGCAGGCCGCCGTAGGTGGCGATCACCTGGGCGCTTTCGATGCGCTCCTTCTCGGTCGGCGTGTCGCCCTGCTTGGTGTACAGCTTGGCCTTGTCAGCGGCCAGCAGATCGCTGCCGATGATCGCGATCAGGTCGCCATCGTCACGCAGGTTCTCGTCCACCATCTGCTTGGTGTCGTGCACCAGGGCATCGAGGTTGGCGTAGTCGCCGCCCACGCCCAGGGTGATCTTGCCGGCTACCTTGCCTTCCTTGAGCACTTGCGCCGGGATCTGCTCGCGGGCCTGCTGCAGCCAGCCCTTGTTCACGTCCTGCAGCTTCGGATAGGCCACCGGGTCGGTGTCGGCAGCCGCGTGGGTGCCATGGAAGCCGATCATGATGCGGTCTTGTGCAATGCGCTTCTGCACAGCGGCGGAGTAGCGATCGGGAAAGTCGGGGAACTTGGCCCAGGAGTCGATCTTGGCGTAGGGCAGACCGACATCGGAGTGGGTATCAACCAGTTCGTACTGGGTGTTATCCAGCCCCGAAGCGTCTTTCGCCTCGCGGTCCTTCAGCTTGGTGTTGGTGCGGCCGGTCACCGGGCCATTCACACCGATGAAGACCTTCTCGCCCTTGATCTCGCTGACCGGAACGACGTTGATGCGCTCCAGGAAGTCAGCACGGGCGGTGATCGCGTCGTTCAGCTCCTGGGCAGTGGACGGCTCGACCGAGAAATGCTTGCTGGCGTCGTCGACACCGTAGCTCTCGGCCATATCGGCCTGCAGCAGCTCGTACTTGGCGACGGCGTTCGGGCTGAGTGCTTGTGCCATATCAGAGCACCTTCTTCTTGGCCGGGGTAACAGCACCTTGGGTGCGGGGTACCTGGCGTGTTTGAACGGTGCTCAGCAGGGTGCTGAACTGCTTTTCGATGCCCGCCAGGCGAGCTTCCAGGCCTTTGTTGGCCTTCTTCTTCCGGCTGAACTGGCGTTCTTCCTCGGCCTGCTCGACGATTTCGGCGACGGCGCCTTCGACGGTCTCGACCTGTTCTTCGGTTTCGGTCTCGTCGACTTCCTCGGCAACTGGCTCGATCACTGCCTGAATGCCTGCGGCAACAATCAGCAGCTGCTCGAGCAAGGCCTTCAACGCTTTCGCGGTGGCTTCATCCATTGGTGGGGTGCTCTCGGTTGGGGTTTGCGGGGGAGTGGCGGGCGCCTCGAGGGCGAAACGCTTGAAAAAGGCGGTCAGCGCGGTGATCAGCCCCTTGGAGTCGGTGCTGTCGTGCTCGTCATCGCGCAGCGGGCCCATCTCGACGGAGGCCGCGTAGTAGGTGGCTTTGCTGGTTCGCTTGGAGAAGTACAGTTCCTGGGTGCCCAGGCTCGCGGGTTCGTCCGTGACGGCCAGGCCGGTCAGGTATGCCTTGCCGGTGTTGGCGAAGTTCGGCCAGATCTCGATGCTGGTGAACAGCTTTTCGCCGCGGTCGTTGAGCCACAGCAGCTTGTCGTTGGGCTTGAGCTGGGCTTCCAGGGCGACCTGGCCTTCCTCCAGCTCCGGGTCATCCTCGACCAGGCGCACCGCGAAAACGGTGCCGTGCGAGCCCGACCAGCGCTCATGCTCGGCCCAAATCACGGCGGTGTAGCGCGACGGCTTGTAGGTCTCAGCGATGTCGCGCAGCTCTTGCGGCGTGATCTCGCGGCCATCGACGGTAGGGCCGCTGACGGCAACGCGTTTCCAGTACGAAACAAGGGAGCGGGGCATGGTGAGAAAGGCGCTCATCGGTGGTCAGAGGCCCCCACCTTATGCAGCGTCAAATAGCCGAACAATCAATGCTGCTGAGCTACATTCCTAACGCTCGAAAATAGGAATATTCCGGATTTTATCTACGTGTTGGCTGCGTTTTCGCCTCATAGAGTGCGACGCATGCCATACGCCATTGAAGTGAAAGAAGCCGCAAAACGCCTGTACCTTCGCCGTGCAAAACCGAAGGAAATCCAGGCGCAGCTCGGCCTGCCCAACGTCCGGATCGTCTACTACTGGATCGCCCGTGGCGGCTGGGACGAGATGCTGACCGACGAGGAGCCGCTGACTGCCATCAGCCGGCGCATCACTCTGCTGCTGGAGAAACCCGAGGTACTGGCCAAAGGGGAGTTGGACGAGCTCGACCGCCTGACCGGGATCCGCGAGCGCCTGCTGAAGCAAGCGGCCAGGCCGGCCCCGCCGACCGCCATCCAGGCGCCGGCCGAGCACCAGGAGCACGACCAGGACAAGCCACGCGGCCAGCGCCGCGATCGGAGCGATCGGGGCAGCAAGCGCAAAGAGAAGAAGCTGAAGAACGACATCAGCGCGCTGACCGAGCTGGACTTCCTGGAGAAGTTCACCAGCCAGATGTTCGGCTACCAGCAGGAGCTATTCGCCGCCAAGCAGAACCCGCTGGCATGCCGCATACGGAATATCCTCAAGAGCCGGCAGATCGGCCTGACCTACTACTTCGCCGCCGAAGCCTTTATGGACGCCGTGCTGACCGGCGACAACCAGCTATTTCTGTCGGCCAGCCGAGCTCAGTCCGAGGTATTCCGCAGCTACATCGTGGCGTTCGCCAGCAAGTGGTTCGATATCGACCTGACCGGCAACCCCATCGTGCTGAGCAAGGATGGCAAGCCGTGGGCCGAGCTGCGCTTCCTGTCAACGAACAGCAACACCGCCCAGAGCTATCACGGCCACCTCTACGTCGATGAATACTTCTGGATCCCGCGCTTCGACAAGATCCAGGGCGTGGCCAGCGGCATGGCCGCTCACGCGAAATGGCGGCAGACCTACTTTTCAACGCCCAGCGCCGTCACGCACGAGGCCTACCCGTTCTGGACGGGTGAGACGTTCCGCAACAGCAAACGCGGCAAAAAGGCGGGGGCATGGCCCAGCGAAGCGCAGATCCACGCCGGCGCGCTGTGCCCGGATGGGCAATGGCGCAAGGTCATCACCATCGAAGATGCGATCGCCGGCGGCTGCAACCTGTTCGACATCGACCGGCTGCGCCTGGAGAACGATGAGGAGCGCTTCGAACAGCTGTTCATGTGCAAATTCATCGACAGCACCCAGTCGGCCTTCGCCTTGGCCGACCTCGAGCGTTGCTACTCCGACCTCGGTCTGTGGACCGACTACGACCCGGACGATGATCGCCCCTTCGGCAACAACCCCGTCTGGCTCGGCTACGACCCCAGCCGCACACGCGACGACGCCACCTGCGTTGTCGTGGCACCGCCCCTGGAGCAGGGCGGCAAGTTCCGCATCCTAGAAAAGCACAGCTGGCGAGGCACGTCATTCACCCACCAGGCGGCGCAGGTCAAGAAGCTCACCGAGCGCTTCAACGTCCAGCACATCGGTATCGACATCACCGGCGTCGGCTACGGCGTGTTCGACCTTGTGCGCGACTTCTACCCGCGCGCCACGCCGATTCACTACAGCCTCGAGGCGAAGAACGCCCTGGTGCTCAAGGCGCAGGACACCATCACCGGCAGCCGGATCGAGTGGGACGCCGGCTGGAGCGACATCGCCGCCGCCTTCCTGACCATCAAGCGCGGCACCACCAACAGCGGCCAGATCACCTACAGCGCATCGCGCACCGATGCCACCGGTCACGCCGATATCGCCTGGGCAATCATGCATGCCCTGGCCCACGAACCTCTCAACACCAACAAGCGGCGGCGCAGCCGCTATGCAATGCAGGGAACCCATGGCCAAGCGACGACCAGCAAAGCAGCAACAGCAGGAACGACACCCCATGCGGGCCTTCACGTTCGGAGCACCCGAAGCGGTGCTCAGCGACAACATCGGGCAGTACTTGGGCGTGTTCGCCAGCGACGACGGTCGGCTGTACAAGCCGCCCGTCTCCCGCGTCGGCCTGGCCAAGCTGTTGCGCGCCAATGCGCACCACGGGGCCATTCCCAAGTTCAAACGCAACATGCTGCTGCGTGAGTTCATGCCGTCTGCAGGCTGCAGCACGCGCACCATGGGCCGGGCCGGGCTCGACTTCATGGTGTTCGGTGAAGCGTACTTTCTCAGGCAGAGCAACCTGCTGGGGCAGGTGCTCGAGCTGGACCACCTACCGGCCATCAATATGCGGATCAAGGTCGACGGCGGCTACGTGATGCTCCAGCCCAACGGGCAGGAAATCGAGTTCGACCAGGACGAGATCGAGCACGTCATGGATTACGACGTCGAGCAGGACATCTACGGTGTGCCCGACTACCTGGGCGGCATGCAGGCGCTGCTGCTTAACGAGGCCGCAACCCTGTTCCGCCGGCGCTACTACAGCAACGGCGCGCACGCCGGATACATCTTCTACACCAACGACCCCGACCTGACCGAAGAGGATGAAAGCGAGCTACGCGCCCAGATCAGCGCAAGCAAGGGCGTGGGCAATTTCCGCTCGATGTTCGTCAACATCCCCGGCGGCACCGAGAAGGCCATCCAGATCATTCCGGTGGGCGACTTCCAGGCCAAGGACGAGCTGGAAAAGGTGAAGAACATCACCCGCAACGACGTGATCGCCGCCTGGCGGATGAATCCGGCCCTGGCCGGCATCATCCCGGAGAACAGCGCGGGCTTCGGCGATATCGAGAAGATCGATCGCGTCTACACCGCCAACGAGATCCGTCCGATCTGCCAGTTGTTTGACCAGGTCAACGACCTGCTGCGAGCGGATCGGCGTATCGAATGGCGAGAGCCGCCTGCAGTCGCGGTGTGAGGCTGTGGGCGATGCATTGGTTCAATCAGGCGAAGAGCCATGATTTAGTGTTTTGACGCCAGCAAAACACTACGCCTTGTAGGGAAACTGGCAGAATAGGTTCCTGATAAGGATCCCTGGGGAGGGGCTATGCGGGTCTATTGCAAGGAGTGTGGCGGCAAGGGCCGAATTGCGTCACGTGATGAGCTTTCCCGCGAGTTCGCTCGGCTCTACTGCCAGTGCCTCTCGCCCGTGTGTGGCCACAGCTGGGTGGCCAATCTCACCTTTTCCCACACCCTCAGCCCCTCGGCTCAAGCGGTCGATCGGCTGCTGTTCGACCGCTTGCGAGATCTGTCGCGCTCCCAGCAGCGGGAGCTGTTTGATCAACTTGGCGCGTTGCCGTCGATCAGCTGAACCTTCGCGGCGGTATCCAGCTGCCGTAGCTGCCCCATTCCCATCTCGAACAGGCCCGCCCTGGCCCGGTCGGAGAAATGCACTCCGGCCGCAATAATTTCGATGTATAGCGCATTTGAGTTACGGCTGTCCTCGAAACTTTGGCGCAGAGGGCATGCTGTATCAGTTGTGCTGCACATATAAAAAACTCCGTCCTGTTATTGATGTCGGGGGCGGACTTTACTGATATCAAATTCATGGCGTCAAGCACTTTGTCATTCCCTCAGTTGGGAACTGAAACGGTATAAAAACACTATATCGAAAATCCGGTGTGTTCATTTCCAAAGCTCGGAAACGAGCGCCACGCCTAGCTTCTGCGCCGATTCTTGCACTCTCGATAATGAATTAACTTGCAACGTATTTAATGGAGGGCAGGATTGGTGAGGAGTGTAGGCAGGTCGCCACAGAGGTACAAAAGAACAAAGGTACGTAAATACATAAGTACATAAATACATTTGACGCTTTAACGCTTTGTACATTGCGTTAAAACAAGTTTGATGCGGGCGGAATTGCAGTGCTAAAACTTCGATATAACGAAAGGCTTCAGGGGCAGGCCTAATGCGCTGCGTTGCTTGAAACGAAAAAAGGGGCCGAAGCCCCCTTTTTTAGCCGCTGAATTTAACTCTGATTCAGCTATCCCGCTTCACCCTGCGGATCCGGCTCGGGTACAGAGAAGGTCGAAACACCGTTGCTTTCCTCCTCCAGCTCGACCAGGTCGGGGTTGTAACTCAGCTTTTCGGCCACTCGTTCGGCAGCGCGGTGCGCGCTCTCGGCACAGCTGGCGGTGACATTCTGCCCCTTGGCCCGGGCTACGTAGGTGCCGGTCGTAAAGCGAACATTGATGATCACTTCGCACCCTCCAGTTCATCGACCCGGGCTGTGAGGATCCGCACCAGGTTCTTCTGGTGATCCAGTTCTACCTCGACGGCGATCGAGCGTTCCAGGCGGGTGATGATCTCGCTGTTCATGCTGCGGTTGTTGCGGGCAGCTACGTCGAAGATCCGGCCACGCAAGCCGTCAGGCAGACGGACCACGAATTTGTCAGCGGTGCGGGAGTCGGTCATGGGAATCTCCATCAGATCAAAGTGAGGGAAGGGCGGCGCGCAGCGCGGGGCTTGGCCAGCAGGTCGGTGATCAGCGCGGCGTCCGCCGCGGTCAGCTCGCCCAGCCGGCAGGCCATGTCCGCCACGCTCTCCAGGCGGATGCGGGCGGCTTGGGTTTTCTGCACCTGGTAACTCACCAGGGCCTCGCCGACGATGGACGTGGCGGTGGCCACCAGGTGACGAGGTGCTGTGGTAGCCTTTGCTGCGCTACCGCTTGGGTGTTGTGCTTGCATGGTGTTGCTCCTTTGCTGGTGGTCGGTGTCGGGGAGTTGCCGCTCCTCGACACCCTTCTTTCAGGCTTGCCCTACAGCGGGCGGGCCGTGAATACCGGGCGCATCTCGCGCCGCACTTCAAACATCCCCAGTTCGTTGCCGTCCAGATCCTGCAGGTGAATCCGCGTCAGCTCGCTGGGCATCTTGTTCGGGTGGTGATCGCGCCAGTGACAGCTCGCGGCCAACTCAGCCAAGGACTCGGCCGTCATCACCTCGACACAGACGCTCGGCAGATCGATGTGGCCGGTAACACCGTTGGCGCAGTAGCTCAGTCGCATGGCTGCAGAACCTCCGGCGCCCACTTGGCCATCAGCTGATCGAAGATCGCGTCGCCGTTCGGCACTCGCTCATGCACCTCCAGCTCGGGGCTGAAATCCATCATCAGCACCTTCAGGCAATCCTCAAATACCGGCAGGTCCAGGCTGCGCAGATCGTGCAGCTCAAAGGGAAAGTCGTAGCCGTTGTACAGACCCAGCAGGAAGCGCCCGACCACTCGACTCTGGCCGGTGTGGCCGAGGGCGATCGGCGTCAGCCGATGCAGTGCCTGCACACCGGCAGCTTCGATCGCGGGCCGGCGCTGCTGGTAGGCCAGCGCCTGGCTCATTGCCTCGGGGATTGATGTGGCCATGGTGTTGCTCCTTCAGTTGCTCGGGTTGGTGTGAAAGGTGGCCAGCAGGCCGACCAGTACCTGGAATACCTCGGGGCCCAGGTCGGCGGCGGTCAGTTGGCCCACGTGCAGGCCGACCTCGGCTTGTAGCCAATGGGCTTTCCTCGGGTTGGCCAGGCAGGCCATGGCCAACAGCAGGGCACGGCAAGGGCGGTCCAGGTCCTGCAGACGCTTGAGCAGCAGGGCCAGGCCAACGCCTGCCAGGCACATCTCGCCGGGGGCGTCGTCGGTCGGCAGCTCCACCAGCTCGGCGGCGCGCTGCCACCACTGCGGAAAGTCCAGGGCCTGGGCGGTATCCAGCGCACTGCGCTGGGGGGCTTGGGTTGCGGCGTTCATCGGGGCATCTCCTTGCGTTGCTGGTTGAGGCGGGCGCGCATGTCCTCGCGGTAGTCGGCGTTGTTGAGCTGCTGCAGCCATTCCACGATCTGCTGGCGGCTCCAGGTGCTCAGCAGCTCCTGGGCCAGGCGGTCGCGGCGGTAGGCCTCGGCGGGGTTCAGTTCGTCCATGCACGGCACCTCGGCGGCGGGCTGAACGGCGGGAAAAAAGAAAAACGTGCGCAAGGGGTCCGGGGGTCCGGAACATCCGGAACACGCACAAAGGGGCATGGCTGGAAGCCGCGTAGTTCGGGGCTTTCAGCTTTTCCAAAATGTTCCGGCACTACCGGAACATACCGGAACACGATTTTTTGCTGATCGGCTGAAAGCCGCGTGGCACTAAGGCTGCAGCCAGTTCCGGAAAAAAGCCCCAGCCGGAACATTGCCGGAACATGCCGGAACACATTTCGTTCCGGTGTGTTCCGGTATGTTCCAGTGAGACCGGAACATTTTTTATGTTGTAAGTAACTGTATTTATTGATGTTTATATCTATTGAATAGAAATGTTCCGGATGTTCCGGACAAACGATGGGGCTTCGCACAAAAGCCACGACCACCGCAGGAAGGCACCCTGTCACCCGTTGACCTGCCCGTTTCATCACGCCTCCCCACGCTTTTTGAAGAACCACAGCCACAGAGAACGCTTCTCCAGTCGCGATCGTGCTTTGCGTGTTTCGAGGTACTTGTGAGTGGTGCTGTTGGCCAAGGCGCGGCGCAGTTGGGTATCTGGAATGACGTCCTGACCAGCCTTTCTGCAGGCCTGTTGGAAGTGCTCGATGTTGATGGCGATCAACTCGCGGTCGATGCTGTGATTCAGCGTCTCGCGGATCTCTTCACGCTCGCCGTCGCTGTCGGTGATCGTCACCACGTCCTCGTTCAGGTAGTGGTAGATCTGCCAGAACTTGGCGGCGGTGGGGTGCTCCGATCGGCAACGTTGCTGCCTGTCGATCGCTCGTGCCTCGAGGTGCTTGGCCAGGCTTTCGGTATCCCGGTCAGTCCAGCCCGGGAACAGCGCCTGGGTGGCATAAGCAGCGGCCAGCACCTGGGCATGGCAGAGAACGATCCGGGCTTCGCTTAGTGCACTGATCGCCTGCAGGCGTTGTTCATAGCGTGGGAAAGCGTCGAAGTAACGGTCCAGCCATTCCTGCTCGAAGGCCAGGACGCGGCGCAGATAGCCGCCCAGATCCTTGGCCTTCATCGCCTTGAGGCGGTCTGCCAGCGGCTTGAGTGCCAGGCTGTGATGTTCCTTGGTGCAGTGCAGATGGACTATGCGCGACAGGATCGCCTCGGAACCGTCCACGCTCTCGTTCTGGGAGATGGCCAAGCCGCCGCGCCAGATGCTGATTCGGGTTTCGTTGCCGGTGGTTTTTGCCCCTGTTACCCGCAACGGGGCGTGGTAGTCGAACAGGGTTTTCACATCGTCCCAGGCGTATTGCACGGTTATCTGCCGGCCTTGGGCGTCGGTGTATGACTTGTCTGATTCAATCAACACCACCGGCAGGTTGCTGGCCTCGGCGAAGGCTCGCGACAGGCCCACGCCGCTGGCCCCGGTGCCGCTGGGCTTGATGCCCTCCATGTTGTCGCGCCCAATCAGACGCCACAGGAAGCGCAGCAGGGTGGACTTGCCGGCCCCTGGCTCGCCGGTGAGCTCCATGAAGGGGAACGATGCCTGCTGACTGCCGATCTGCTGCACGAACAGCGTGGCCGTCCACCAGGCCAGCGCAGCCAGGCCGTTGAGGCTGTGCACAGCGAGAAAGTCAGGGAACCACTCGGGGTCGAAGTCCTGACCGCGCTCGAACCGGGTGTTCACCAGGGCCGTTTTCACGCCGGCACCCTTGACCTCGATGAAGCCGTGGGAATTGACGCGCAGCTCGCGGCCGTCGTGGAAGCCGAACTGGGGAAAGCAGTAGGTACCGCTCTCCTCGTCGTAGCCCAGGAAGGGCAGGCTGCGTACCGTGCGTACCGGCCGGCGCTCGTCGTTCAGCCATTTCGCCTTGAGCATGGCCAGCTCACGCGCCCCGCCCTCGAAGTTTCCGCCAGGCGTGAAGTCGAGCATCGCCCGAACGAAGCCGCGGGGATCCGCGATCGCGCTGGAAGGCAGCGGCGCCTGGCAGCTCTGGCTGCGGTTGGGGAAACGGAAGTCGAAGTAGTAGCGCTGCTCGCCGGTGACGATGTCCTTTTCGAGGTAGTCCAGGTTGGGAACGCAGTTCGATATCTGCTGGATGCGCACATGCCTGGCGAATATCTCGCGGTTACCTTTTACGGTCTCTTCGCCCAGGTCCTTGCTCAGCTCGGCCTGGTTCACGCGTACCGAGTACAGCTGGTTGCGGAACTCCAGAAGGTAGAAGCCGGCCGGGCGCTTCAGGTACAGCAGGTAAGCGAGCTTGCCGGTGCTGTTGGCGGTGAATAGCCGGCCCTGGTAGCAGGCTTCGTCCATGAAAACGTCGTCCAGCTGGCCGTCGCGGTATACGTCATCCCAGTCGCGCTCGCCGGCGAGCGCCACCCAGCCGATTTCGCGCATCTCGCTCAACTGCTTCAGATACCGGGGGATGTACTTGCGCCCGGCCTGGTCGTCGTCCAGGGCGATGCACCAGGTCACCACCTTGCCTTTGTGCGCCTCGATGATGTCCCAGGGGAAGTTGACGCAGCTGATCGCCGCGATTGCCTTGTAGCCGGCCAGGTGCAACGCGATCGCGTGGAAGATGCCTTCGACGATATAAACCCGATCGCCGCCGTTGATGGTCTGCTCTGGCGGCATCCAGCCGCTGCCCTTGTAGGACATGCCGTACTTGATGCCCGCTTTGTCGCCATCGTTGGCCACCACGGCTCTGGCATCGATCAGCCGTTCCCAGTAGCCATCGCAGAGCGGGAAGCGAACGGTGTCCGCGAAGGTCTCGTCCTTCAGCTTGCGCCGGGCCTGCTTGTACCAGCCCTTCATCTTCGAGATATCGAAGCCGCGGTTGCGTTGCAGATAGGCGTCGGCCGTGGCGTTCGGGTTCTCCGGCGTTGACGGGAAGCGCTCGCTCAGGTTCTCGAACAGATGGCTGTAGCGCTCCCTGGTCTTTTCCTCGAACTGGCATTCGTTGTCGCGGTTGCATTTCAACTGGTACGGCTTGGCGCGGCTGATGAACAGCTTGCGCTCACCGCAGCGAGGGCATTTCCCTTTCTGCAGGTACTTGTCAGTGATGCTGGTGAAGTCCAGTTCCCGATCGTTCTCCAGTGCCTGGACCACATCGAGGCGGTAGATCTCGTCGAACTGGTCCTGGGTGATGCGTGTTGGTGCGTTCATCACCGCCCCTTAACGTTGAGCGGCAGCGCGCACGCGCTCGGCCTGCTCGGCGGCTTCCAGGGCCATGTGCACCATGTTGATCAGCACGGCCGATTTCGAACCTTCGGTCTTCGGGCGGATGACATAACGGCCCATCTCGATCTCGCGGCGAATAGCGCTATCGGACTGTCCGGAACGGCGGGCGTACTCCCCCACGGTCACATATGGCGTGTCGATGGCAATCTGCATTCTGATAACCTCTCTAGGTTTATTGGGGATCAAAGTTCAACGTATGGAACCATTGTTGGTTCAATGCATGGAACCTGTCAAGGGGGAGAGGGATTTGAATTTTGCAGAGAAGCTGAAGGCGATGCGGGCAAGGGAAGGGCTAACGCAGGCAGAGTTTTGCGAAGTCCTAGGCTTCAGCCTGAGTTCGGTAAAAAAGTATGAAGCGGGCTTTTCAGAGGTCGGTGCTCCGCCGCTAGTGAAGATCTGCAATCACCCTCGATTCAAGAAGTACACGCTCTGGCTGATGACGGGCGACACCGCCCCAGAGTGCGGCCAGATCAGTCCTCTGTAGCCATGTCGATCAAGAAGCTGGACACCGGCGAATGGCTGGTCGACTGCCGCCCCGAGGGGCGCGCCGGTCCGCGGATCCGCCGAAGGGTGAAGTCGAAAAACGAAGCCATGCACCTGGAGCGTCGCATCATGGGCGACGGGTCGAGGGGCGAATTCGAGAAGGCGCCGAAGCTGGACGAACGCCGGCTGAGCAAGCTGATCGACCTCTGGTACACGCTGCACGGCCAGAACCTGAAAACCGGCGAGCAGCGCCTGGCTCTGCTGCTGGCGATGGCCGAGCGCATGGGCGACCCGAAGGCCCACAAGTTCACCGCCAACCACTTTGCGACCTACCGTGCCGAGCGGGCTGCGGGTAAGCACACCAGGGCGAAGCCAGGGCGCGGCAGTGGTAAGGGAAGCGAGAAGCCCAAGCCCATCAGCGCGAACATGCTCAATCACGAACTGGCCTACCTGCGAGCCGTGTTCAACGAGCTCGAGCGCCTGGGCGAGTGGAAAGGGGAGAACCCCCTGGCCAAGGTCCGGGCGCTGAAGTTCGATGAAGCGGAGATGGCCTATCTGACGACCGAGCAGATCCCCGAGCTGCTGGCCGGCCTGGGCGATGAGACGGCGCACGTGCGGCTGATCAGCGAGGTATGCCTGGCCACCGGTGCCCGCTGGGGCGAGGCGGAGAGCCTGCAGCCCCGCCAGGTGCGCAACGGGCTGATCCACTACAGCAAAACCAAGTCCAGCAAGAACCGCTCGGTCCCGATCACCGAGACGCTGCAAAAGCGCCTGACCGCTGCCCTGCCTTTCAAACCCAGCTATTCAAAATTCCGCGATGTGGTCGAGGCAATCGGCCTCGAGCTCCCCGAAGGCCAGCTCACCCATGTCCTGCGCCACACCTTCGCCAGCCACTACATGATGAACGGCGGCGACATCCTCACCCTACAACGCGTCCTCGGCCACGCCACGTTGGCGATGACCCAGAAATACGCCCACTTCAGCCCGGGGCATTTGGCTGATGTGGTGAGACTGAATCCACTTGCGAAGCAGAGTACCGCAGGGTAAGAGGATCGTTGGAACACAACCAACGAAGAGGGATGCAAATGACACCGCAAGAAAAACTCACGCTGCAGATGTTGTGCGAAATCTACGAAAAGCTGGGGTTGGACGAGTTAGATCCTCGTCTTATTCACAAGGCTGTAACCGACGATGCCCTTTGGGTGGTGGACTGGAAGTACTCAGGGCTAGAGCTGGGGGGCGAGATTCCTGAGAAGGGCCGGTTTGTCCTCGATGTGCTGGACCTATTTCATTTCCTGAGCGAGAGCTGGAAGCAGCTTCCGGCCGAAGGTAGAGCCCAAGTTGAAGCGGTGCGCCCACACGCGGCCAGTGAGGTCAATTTCAAGGGGTTCGATGGAAACAACGAATGCGAGTACATGACCCTTACGTCCTATCTTGTAGTGGATCTTAAGCGCTACCGAACGATGCTCGATGATGAGCAAGCAACAATGAACTCACACATGCAGATGGTGCCCGTCTACCAGCGCATGCTGTCGGCGTTTTTGCCAATCCGGGAAAGCGTCGCGTTCAGCGGTGGGCTGCTGAACGCTGAACAAATCACCGAAATCCTACTGGAGCAGGTCCACCCTTCGAACAGGTGA